TTAAGCGGTCAGGAATATTTCTTTTATTTGCTCAAAGTTTTTATCTGCCAAGGCTTCCATCTGGTGCGAGTAGACTTTTAGGGTTATATCTGGGCTTTCATGACCTAATAGTTTTGATATGGTCACAATGTCAATCCCTTTGAATATCAAGTAAGAAGCGTAGGTATGCCTTAGACTGTGATTTCTGACAGGTCTGCCTACCAGTTTTTTAATGAGCTTGTTACAAGCCGAGTTTGAAACGCCAAAACACACCCTGTTTTTAATATTGGCTTGCCAGTGTTTCTGTTTATAAATTTTTAAAGTCTCGATTGTGATCCTGTCAATTGGGATTTTTCTTTTCGAACTTTCATTTTTTAAATCTCCAAAATCTTGAGTTTTTGAGTAGTCAAATCCCTTGTTGATGTCAATAATTCCTTTGTCGAAGTCTATATCATTCCAGGTTAGCCCCAGAACCTCAGAGAAACGCATACCAGTGACGGAAAGTAGGTAGAGGGTGAAATAGGACACGTACTGGATATTGGAGCGTGCAGAGGCTATCAAATCCTTATATTCACCTTCTTCTAAAAAGTCGTTATCCTCCGACCTAGTTTCTATCTGAGATTTGACTTTGGCATCTTCAGCGAAATTGTAGCTGATCACTTGTTCTCTGACTGCTACTTTCAAAGCTCCCTTGATTTGATAGTGGAATTTCTCGAGGGTTTCTTGGGCGTATTTCTCGCCAAATTCATTGAGCCTTTTTTGATAATAAAGCGGAGTGATGTCCTTTACTTTCAAATCTCCAAAATAAGTCTTGATGTGCTTGAGGTTTTTGGTGTAAGTATCCCAGGTCTTATCCTTGACGTGCGGACGCTTGTAAACATCGGACCATGTTTTGACAAAATCATAAAGCGTGACGTCTTTGTCTGTTAGGATATTCTCGGATAGGTTATCCTCTACATCCCTTGCTGCAGCTTGAGCTAGTTTTTTTGTCTTAAATCCACTTTTTGATTTCTGCTTATACTTGCCGTCAGGCCCTTTGTAAGAGATGCGATATTCCCAACCGTTATCCCTTTTTCTGAAATATGCCATTGTTTTTACCTCACTTTTTTGATAAAATGAGTATAGTAAAAAGGGCTTTTGAATGCCTTTTTGCTATACTAACCCAATCCTCACGCTGCCGACCAAAGCAAAGCGTGGGGATTTTTATTTTATTCTAGTCCATTTGAAATTTTAACTGTCAGAAGAAAAGATCCGTCTTCTTGCTTCGCAAAGGTCAAAATAACCGATTGAAATTTGCTTCCTGTCGAAGTATATGTGATCGTTTTACTTTCGTGATCGCTAATAGAAGTGGTATTTTCGTCAGTTGGTTTGCCGTGGTCACGGATAACGTCGTCATACTTTGTTCCACCTGCACCGTTATTGGCAATGTCGCCTTCTTTAAGAGCGTCGAATTGTTCTTTTGTCCAATTGAACTTTGCATCTTCTTCTTTTTGTGACGAGTCGATAGAAGAGCTTACAGAGCTTGCTGCAGACTCAAAAGTTTTGCTAGCTTCATCGATTGCATGAGAGTAGAATGATTGGGTAGCAATAACAATTATGAGAGATAAAACAGAGATAACAGAACCAACAATAGCTAGAGTCTTTTGTTTTTTTCGATTTACAATAAGACCGATAACTCCAAGTACAAGGCCAAGGATACCAATTAAAAACGATAGATTGTTAATAATGGGAATCCACGATCCAACCAGAGCAATTGCTCCGAAGACAATAGCTAAAATGCCTAAAGCTTTGCTTTCTTGCTGCATAAATAAACCTCCTCAGCTTTTAGTGTGGTTCAGTGGTTGCACATTTTTTAACTAATTAAATTCAAGTATTCTTCTTTAACCATTACCTTGTCAGTAGCGGTTTTTTTATTTCTCTCTATACAAATCCACGACTTCGCCGATAATTCGGAAGTCGGTGTCTGGAGTGATTGGCATATCCTTGTACGCAGGGTTTAAGCTATGTAAGTAAGCTTGGTCTTTATCAATAACAAGCTGCTTGATATAGGCATCGCCGTTATAGTTGAATACGCCTATAACGCCGTTATTCAAGTCCACGCTGGTCTGAATGAATACCAGGTCGCCATCGTGATAGTCTGGCTCCATAGAGTCCCCTTTGATTGGGATAACAAAGTCAGCATCGACATCTACTGGTAACTCGATCCGTTCAACTCGTACATCGTTCAAATACTGTCCAGTACCAGCAGAAGCTGGGTGATCGTAGTAGTCGTAGCTGTAGAGTTGAATGACTTCCGATACTTCGTTTATCTTCGTTTCTTCTTCGTTTTGATTTTCCAAAAGTTCCTCAGACGTCTGTAGCACGATTTTTTGATTGGGTGGGGTTAATCGTACCACTGTGTCGTTAATTTGTTGTAGAAGAGAGGTGGAGGGGGTATACCGTTCTACTAAATCTGATTTATCGACCTTAAAATAATTAGCCATTAATTCTATTTTATCGATTCGGGGATAAGTTTTGGCATTAACCCAATCTAAAACAGTGGTATATTTAAAATTCATCAGAGCGGCAAAATCTTTGACGTTGAGCCCCAAGCTATCTAAGTGTCTGCGTATATTGTTTGCCATTATTTTTTTATTTCCCAGCGAGTTAGTCATACGTCTCACCTCCTACTATATATTATAACACACTATAACGGAAAAACCGTATTTTTATCAAAAAAATATTAAAAAAATAAAAAAAACTTAAATTTCGTGTTGACAACACGGTTTAACCGTGTTAAAATATAATCAAGCTTAAGGAAATAACAAAAAACCAAGAGCAAAAAAGAAAGGGGGAATCAAAATGCAGAATTTAAGTATCGGCATCAAAATTTCTAATGTCGAGGAATTGGCAGAAGCTAGTCAAGAAGTAGCTAAAAAAGCCGAAGAATTGCAAGAAGCAATTAAACGGCTTAATGAGGTTAAGTTGAAATTAGAAACCGAGTTTCTTCATGATTAGGATTTGTGCCGCAGCAGACATCATTTCTTTCCAAGTCTTGAACTTTGTTTGTTCAGAGACAAAGGCATCAAGAATTGATTCATCTGCTCTTTCAAATTCCTCCGCATTGGATATTTTTTCTGGGCTTGATAATAAAAATTCATCTATGGTTGAAAAATTTGTGTGTTCAATCATGAATTTATCAGAGAAAATTTCTTCGAAAGAGTATTCATGTGTGCCAGAAATGGATCGAGCGTTCTCTGAAAGTTGCTCAAGGCGGTTAGAAAAATCATTTAGTCCTTTGACTTTAAAAGTCATATTATCAACCTCCTTTCTGTTAGATTTGTGACTAAAACGGCGAGAGGTCTTAGTCAAGAAAGATTATAGCATAACAGACAGAAAAACACAACATATTGTAAAGCAAATGCATTTGAATCACAACATATAGTGTGTGAGGTGTAGAAATGTGGGAACAATTAAACAAAATCATGCAGGAAAGAAATTTAAATGGCAGTCAGTTATCTAAAATGGCTGGAGTTAATCGTAGTTTCTTTTCTGACTTAAAGACAGGAAAGGTTAAGTATCTTTCTTGGCCGAATATATGCAAAATTGCTGATGCACTGGAAGTCAGCTTGGATGAATTTAGATAAGGAGGTAGGAACGTGCCGAAAATGACACTAAAAATGTTAAGAGTGCGAGACAATCTGACGCAAGAAGCGGCGGCGAAAGCTCTAGGAATATCCCCTTCCACATTAAGCAAGTGGGAGTCCGGCAAAAGTTTTCCGGATGTTCTGGATATTAATAAGATTGAAAATCTTTATCGCATTAACTATAACGATATTATTTTTTTACCAATCAACACGGTTTAACCGTAACAAAAAGATAGAAGGGAGAAAGAATGATTGAAAATAAGCGAAGTAAAGAACAACGCTTTCTATCAGATGCCACAATGGCTTTATGAGCCACCTTATAATGTGCTGAGCGACAAAGCAAAGCAGATATATATGTTTCTTTTTGACCGACGTACACTGTCAATTCAAAACAAATGGTTTGACGAAAAAGGTAATATTTTCGTCTATTATACGAATGAGCAACTTATGGAAAAACTTAATTGTAGTAAACCGACAATTATATCAGCCAAAAAAGAACTTGCTGACATGGGATTGCTTAGAGAGTTTCGGCAAGGCGTGAACAAACCAAACAGGTTATACATTTCTGGAAGTAAAAAAACTTTACTTCAAGAAGTAAAAAATATTGACCACGGAAGTAAAAAAACTTTACTTCAAGAAGTAAAAAATATTGACCCAATCAAGACTGATAATATCAAGACTAATATATCAAGACTGAGTGAACCAGACGGGGCTGGTGGTGACGCTTTATATAGTATAGAGGACGCACCCGCAGAAAATGACTTAGGAATTGTCCACGATTGGATTTTTTCGGAGTTTGGTAGATTCCCAACCCCTTTTGAGATTGAGGACTTGAAAGACTTTTTGCAAGATCATAGCAAAGAAGTTATCAAACTAGCAATCAAAGAATGCGTAGGGAACGGCAAGCCTTATTTTAAGTATCTTAGCAGCATCCTGAGAGACTGGAAACAGAAAGGGCTTGTGACAGTCGAATTAGTCGAAAACAGACAGAAACCTAAACGATCTAACAGCACATCGGGAGTATCAAGACTATCTGATGACGGCTACGACCCGCAACTTGGATTTTAGAGAGGAGAATCTATGCTAGCATTTTCGAGCAAAGAGCTGCAGACTAGAGCTTCTCAAATCGAGACATTAAGGGAACAATGCCAGAAACACGCTGGAGTCTATATGTGGCGCTCGGTCAATCCCTGCACAAAGAACGTGTTGACTTATTGTCCAGAGTGCATGCAAGAGACAATCAATGACAATGCGAGCGAGCAGTTGGCACAGGCCGAAGCACAAATCAGAGATACGAGGTCGTACTCGCTCTTTATGCAAGAGAGCATCATCCCGAATGATTTGAAAGATGCGACAATTGGAAACTTTGAAATTCACACAGACCAAGATGCGGATGCGGTTAATTTTGCAAAGCGCGTGACTCTGGACTATGTGAAAGAACGATATGAGGGAAATACGATTATCAGTGGTCCGCCAGGAGTTGGTAAGAGCCATCTGGCCGTCGGGATAGCTAAAACCTTAAACGAGAGTTTCCAGAAGTTTCAGCTAAAACGCTCGGTCGTGTATATGCCAACGATTGAATTATTCTCACGAATGAAGGATGCCTTTAGGTATAAGGATTCTAAGTGGGAAGAGAGACAGACAATCCAATTCCTGCAGAAAGTCGATTTTCTAATACTGGACGATATTGGCAAAGAGTCAAGCGTGGGTGATGATATAAAACAAGGCAATAGCTGGGTGCAGAAAGTCCTGTATCAAATACTTGAAAATAGGACAAATACAATTATCACAACTAATTACGGCGGCGCTCACTTGAAGAAACTCTATGAGAAAAGCCTAGTTGACAGAATAACGAAAGGAAACATGAAAACTAATGCCTTTAAGTTTAGTGACGACACAAAATCAAGGCGCTCCTCGTCAGCAAGTGACTACTGAGGAACGCAAGCAGACCATCGCACAGTTTGAAAGCCAATTTTACGGGTTGTCAACCCCACTTAAAGAACGGTTGCTGATTACAAGCGACTACCAGTTTACAAGAAAGATGCATGAACTACGAACCTTTGCCAGAAACGGCGGAATTTATACGAGTTAGGATAGCATATGGAGAGATACAAAATTCCTAAAATTGAAATACCTTTTGAAGAATTCACAGAACACACAAATAGCTTTTTTCAATATCCAAGGCATGAATATCATTTTGCTAACGGATATGGCGCTAGTGTAATTCACAATAAGTATTCTTACGGGCTTGAATTAGCAGTTGTCAAATATAACAAGGAATCGGGTTTGTGGGATTTAGATTACGATTCAGGAATAACCGATGACGTGATTGGTTACATCAATGGCAAAGAGGAATTGGAAGAAATTCTTATTAGAATTTCAAATTTATAAACATAAAAGCACCTGACGGCAATCAGGCGCTAATCAAAATATTCTATGAGAGGATTATACCATGAATGACTTAATGAATCAATTATTAGACCAGTTTGAAGCTGGATTGATGGACAGAACACTTAAGGTCATGACGATTGTGACCGACGAAACAAGGCGCTTTCCTATGGAGCTGAATAAGTCTCAATGCTCAGAAATGCTTCTGGGTACGAGGGATACAGGTACATTCGATTCGCGTTTTAACTGTCACAAGGATTTTCCGCGAATCGAAGGAAGACGCGAGAAATATCCACGGGATGCAGTTATTGAGTGGTATCACAGGAATTGGCAAAAAACAGCTATTTAGAAACCGCTTGGGTTGCTAGCGAAATAAAAAAGCTACCGACAAGACTGTCGGCAGCAAACTAAAATATTTACTTAATTATAGCAAAAGGAGTGATTAAATGCAAAATTTAGAACAAATACGCACAATCGCAAATTGGGAACGTGACAACTGGAGACTCGGGAATGTCTACAAAAACAGACTGGCCAAGAAGCCTATCGAAGTCGTCAGAAACGAGCTGGAAAACCTGAAGCAATCAGCGAAGGATGTGTCCTTTGAAGTCGTGCCACGAGGCGGCAAGCTGATCGGCGGAGATAAGCTTGTAACGTTTAAGAAAGGATGAAGAAAATGAGTAAAAAGTATGAATTAGTAGTCGATGACACAATCACATTCTGGGGTTGGAAGCTGTTTAGAATTAAAGCCGTAATCAGCTTTGGGAGTGTGGATGCTGGAGATTTTGGCGGATATATCCATACAGAAGATAATCTAAGCCAAGAAGGCGATGCCTGGGTATCGGGCAATGCCAAAGTATGGGGCAATGCCAAAGTATGGGGCAATGCCAAAGTATGGGGCAATGCCGAAGTATGGGGCAATGCCAAAGTATGGGGCAGTGCCGAAGTATCGGGCAATGCCAAAGTATCGGGCAATGCCGAAGTATGGGGCAATGCCGAAGTATGGGGCAGTGCCGAAGTATCGGATCTTGGGGATGTTATTGTCTTTAAGAATCACTGGTCAAGTGGACGGCACTTTACTTACACAAAATCTAATAAAATGTGGAAAGTAGGCTGTTTCTATGGAACGGGTCAAGAACTGATTGACAAAGCTTATCAGGATAATGATAAGTCAGGCAGTTATTATAAAGCATATGTCGAATTTGTAGAAAAATTGGAGGCAGCAGATGAGTCCGAAAGATCTTAAAAGACTAGCGATTCTGCAAGCCGCTGCAATCATTCTGTTAGCCATCGCTGGTGTGCAGACGATTGACAATCAAAACCAGCAAATACGTGAGCTGCAGGAACAAATCAAGGATAATCGCGATAGTATCAGAGCGCAAACTAACACGAATCAGCGTCAAGACATCATGATTAACAAGTTCAACAACATGTACTATGAATATCAACACTATAAGGTGACAGGAGAAACGGATTTTCCGGGAGGATAGAAAATGGGTGAAGTTTTAGGAGCAGTTTGCTTTGTTTCCAGCCTGCTGCTAAGCGTTTTGTGGGCAAGCCATATTGACTTAAAAGAAAAGCGTATAGAAGCTGAGAAGCAAGCAGAAATAGACTTGTACGCTAGATATGTGCTTTGGGCTCAAAATGAGTACATGATTGAGCAGAACCAGAGAATGGCCGAAATGCGTAAGCACGATAATCAATCTTTCACAGTAAAGGGAGTGGGATGATGACTATACCAGAACTCGAAATCACTCTGCTCTATCATGTGTCAGTCAATGAGCGGAATCGGCTAAGGTGGTACAAAGAGCATGATACTGTGAAATTTGTTAAAGAGCTGAAAAAGCTCTGGGAGAAGTACGAGGAGATAGTGAATGTTTAACTATGACAAGATAGACACGCTGCAGCCACCGATTGAGAAGCCAGAACGCCCTGATCCTGACAATTGGGTCTGGAATGGGAGTAGCTGGGTTTATGTGGGGGACGAATAGCCTATGACCAGAGAACGCTACGAAGATAACGCCTTCTGGCGAAAACGCTACTTAGAACTCTGTTATGAGCTAGGCGAGATCATCAACGAACAACAGGACAAGATTATCACACTCAGTCGGGAAAACAAACGCTTAAAGCGTGACAATTGGAACTTGAAACAGACAAAAAGGAGAAGAAGATGACGAATGAAATCGCTAAATTTGACACGCTAACACCGCAACAAGCATTCAAAAGCCCGGCAGCACTAGAAAGGTTTAAGTCAGTATTAGACGGGAGTGAATCGCAATTTGTCGCAAGTCTGCTATCGATTATAAACAACAATAGTTATTTGGCTCAGGCCACAAATACAAGCATTATGAACGCAGCTATGAAAGCAGCGACTTTGAAGCTGCCGATTGAGCCAAGCCTCGGGATGGCGTATGTAGTACCCTATAACCGAAGCGAGAAGCGTGGAAATACTTGGGTGAAAATAAATGAAGCTCAATTCCAGATGGGCTATAAAGGTTTCATTCAATTGGCTCAACGGAGCGGGCAAATCAGGAATATAAACTGCGATGTCGTCTACAAAGAAGAATTCTTGCGATACGACAAAGTTTACGGCACGTTACATCTAACAGATGAGCAGGTTGATAGCGGAGAGGTTGAAGGATATTTTGCAAGCTTGGAATTGATCAATGGATTCCGAAAAATGATTTTCTGGAAAAAAGAAAAGGTCATAGCACATGCTCAAAAATATTCCAAAACTTACGACAAGAAAACTGGCGATTTTAAGCCAGGAACGCCTTGGAAAACTGAATTTGACGCCATGGCTCAAAAAACGCTTATAAAAGAGCTTTTGAGCAAGTATGCGCCGCTTTCAATAGAATTGCAAAAGGCTATTCTAGCCGACAACGAGGATTCGAATGTAAACGAAGTGAAGAGAGCAAAGGACATCACACCTCAAGAACCAGAAAATCTATCAGATTTGCTGAGTGCTCCAGAGGAAGAACAAGCTAAAGATGTTACGCCTCTTGAAGATGATGCTCAAAATTCAGCTGCAGATAACGTTCCAGATTTCGATGAAGAAACTGGCCAAATGGACATGCTAGAAGGGGAGGAATTCTAGAATGACTGAAGAATTAAAAGATGTAACGGATAGCCTAGAACTCGTTCCGGTGTCAGATTTAGAGGTCGGTTTTGTCCTGAAAGCTGCCGAAATCGAAATCCAAGGTAAGGAAGTTTTGGAACAAGCTTTAGCAGCTTACCAAAAGAAATACGCTGGCTATATCGTGACAGAAGCTACTCTAAAAGATGATACCGAGGTAAAAAATGAATTAGGTCGTGTACAACGTCAAATTGAACAAGAACTTAAAGTTCAACTCAAAGACTACTCTAAGCCGCTTGACGAAGCGAAAACATGGGTAGAGGAAATTTTGACCCCTATCAAAACTTTGCAGAAAGACATTGATAGTCAGATTAGAGAATTTGAAGAGAGAGCGACAGAGGCCCGCAAAGAGACGATCAGAGAGGCTTTTGAAGCAGCAATCGCAGAAAGCGGCATAGAGCTTGATATCAAATTATTTGCCATCTACTTCGACGATCTCAGCAAGAAGAAATGTTTTATGGCCGACAATGTGCGCATCAATCAAGCGACCTCTAAGATTATTGTTGATCTGGTAGCCGAAGAAGCGGCAAAGAAACAGCAACGTGAAGCTGGACTTATCCAAATTACAGAAGCAGCAGCCAAGGCAGGATTTGGCCCGGCTGTCTACATTCGCAGATATGACGAAGGGGCAAAGCTAGCTGACATCTTGCAAGCAATCCTTGATGATAAAGAGCTGGCCGACCGCACAAAAGCAGAAGCGAAGCTAAAACAACGAATTGAAGAAATGACGGCTATTGCAGAAGCCAAAGGCCTGAATCCTGAGAAATATGTTGATTTGCTCAATGAAGGTCGTTCCGCTCTGGATGTTATCAATATTTTGCACGCAGACGCAGATGAGTTGAGACAAGCTCAAGCAGAAGCAGAACGCAACACTCAGAATCAATCCTACGCTCAAAACCAGCCTGAATTTAATCCTGAAACAGCTTCAGAGGGCAATTACACCCCAGAACAAAAAACTGGTCAAAAATCGCAAAATACAGCTTCTGATGATACGGCTAAAAAATATGGTTATCGCTATCAAAATATGGAAATTATTTTCCCTGAAAAAAACATGCGTCAAGTCAAAGAACAATTTAAGACTATTTCTCAAGAATTAGGAATTATTGTCCGGATAATGCCTGGAGCGGAAAGTAAGGCTGAAAAGGTGGAAATGAAATGACAATGGATTTACTTGGCAAAGATTACTATTCAGCAGCTTCTGCACGTCGCTACTGGTCTATCTCGCAATATAAGCGGTTTAGAGAGTGTGAGGCACGGACTTTGGCCGAGCTGGAAGGAGAATGGGAAGATCAGAGAGACAATACAGCTCTCTTGGTAGGGAACATGGTACACAGCTATTTTGAAAGCCCAGAAGCGCATAAGCGGTTTATGGATGAAAACGCAGAGGTCATGATTTCAAAAGCCGGAAAGACCAAAGGTCAGTTAAAATCTGACTTTCTGGTCGGCCAGCGAATGATTGAACGGCTAGAAGCCGATGAGCAGTTCATGGACTACTATGTTGGCCAGAAAGAAGTTGCTGTGACAGGCAAAATCGAAGGAGTGGAATTCAAAGGCAAGATTGACTGTCTCAATGTTGAAAAAGGGTATTTCGTGGATATTAAGACCACAAAATCAGACATCGACAGCATGGTATGGGTTCAGGACGAAGCGAGTGGCCGAAATATTCAGGTCCGCTGGTTCGAGGCTTGGGGGTATGTTCTTCAGATGGCGGCTTACAAGAAGATGTTGGAAGAAGAATACGGCCGTGAATTTACACCCGTAATTTACGCGGTGACGAAAGAGCCGACTCCTGATACTAGAGCTATCGTATTTCAAACTCAAGAAAAACTTGGCTATGAGTTGACCGAGCTGTCTATGCTCATCCAGCGTCTTGACAAGGTCAAGCGAGGCGAGGAGAAAGCAAAACCGTGCGGTCATTGCGAATATTGCAAAACGAAAGCGCTGAGTCAACGTGTGGAGGTGGTTTGATGAGTAAGCAAGTAAAGGACATACTGGCAACCCATGACACAGGTTGCCCGCATGGTATTACATTCGCTATACATCAAAACAAAGAAGAATGTATAGCTTTGTTTGGTCGTTCTGGATGGCCCGATCTAAAACCTCAATTTATTTCTTGGAATGAAAGCGTGGAAAATCAAACAATGTACAAAACTGAGGAAGATTTACGGGACGCTTATGTTTATAAGGTGAGAAAAATATCGGAAGACTTCATTGTCATTGAATTATTACCGTTTTAGGAAGGGGAAGACGATGACTGAGCCTAAAATAATGAGAGTTGATAGGGAAACCTATAACTTAGGGAAACGACTGCCTCACTTTTGGTCTAGCAATAAAGATTTGAAATTCTATGAGATTAGGTGCAATTGGGGCATCAATAGACAGACACAGGCTTTCTATTATGTTTTGGCATATAGTCGAACCCAAGCCGAAGAAATGGCTGTGAAAGAATATGCAAGAACCCATCATATTACCGAAAAATGGGTAGTAATCTTTTAGAAGAAACGGAGGAAAGAAAATGATTGATTTTATTAAAGACGCTGGCATGGCGCTGGTTTGGCTTTTGCTGGGCTATTTTATCGGCGAAAGCAACGCCAGAAAAGATAAAAAATAACCAAAAACCAACGTGCCGTGAACCACGATAAAAGCGAACTAGAAAACGTCAGTAAAGGTCATGTGACCATTGGACGAGCGACTGCCCGTATTTAGCCAATTCTCACAAAGGCAGTCGCGTTTTTTTGGGTAAAATGAAATCTCTTTTGCGATATCCAGGTAGCAAATGGAATCTTGCTGGCAGGATAGCAGAATTATTGCCTGCACACAAAACCTATCTAGAACCCTACTTTGGTAGCGGTGCAGTACTGTTTACCAAGCAACCTAGCGCCATTGAAACAGTCAACGACCTAAATGATGATGTGGTTAATCTTTTTCAGGTGATACAACAGGAACCTGAAGCGTTGGCTGAAAAAATCTTTCTGACTCCATACAGTCGAAAGATTTATGATAATTCTTGGGAGGTTCGACCAGAGAATGAGATTGATAAAGCTCTAAATTTTGTCATACGCTCTGTTATGAGCCACGGCTTTCGAAATATCGAAAAATCTGGTTGGAAAATGGATGTGAGTGGCAGGGAACGAGCCTATGCAGTCAAGCATTGGAATGATCTGCCGGAATTAGTCCAAGAAATGACATTGCGATTAAAACAGGTTCAGATTGAATGTCGGCCAGCCGTTGAACTGATAGAGAAATATAGTCGGAAAGATGTCTGCATGTATGTAGACCCTCCCTACGTCCTTAGCACAAGGACGAGAAAGCAATATTTGGTAGAAATGAATGACCGTGACCACGAAGAGTTATTAGAAATGTTGAATCAGTCCAAAGCTAACGTTCTTCTGAGCGGATATGATAGCGACTTGTATAATAAACGCTTGTCAAATTGGGAAAGGGTGGAGTTCTCTGCGACTGCAGAGCATGGCTTACCTAGAACAGAAATTCTTTGGATGAACTATCAACCAAAGAAGCAATTATTATTATTTTAAAGGAGCAACAAATGCTAAATAAAATCGATATACCAGGAACGACTATCACACTCGAAATCGTGGATAAAAACATCACGATTACAAACAAGATTGAATATGATATGCAGATGGTTTTTTAGAAACCAAGACGCAGACGCTTCTCTTGATACGAATGGCGACGTGTTCGAGCCTCTCTATTGGCTAGACATTAAGGCAACACCGAAAATGCCGACAGAGTATCATACGAGCCTTGGAATCAAGAGAGAAAAGCGCCACTTGGCCGAACTTCAGAAGTTCTTTGAGTTCATCGAGAATAACAAGCAGAATCTCTTTGACTTATGCGGATTTAGAGGTGAGCTAGAATGAGCAATCTGACATTATCACTAGACATTTCAACCACTGCGACAGGATGGGCCGTATTTCACGGCTCTGACCTTGTCCAGAGTGGTGTCTTAAAACATAAAAGCAAGTCGTTCTTTGAACGTGGGCGCTTTATGGCTAGCGAACTGCGAGCGGTTCAATCGAGAGCGCTGCAAAAATATGATTGTCCTTTTGAATCGATTGTGGTCGAGAAAAACTCGGTCATGGGGCCAAATCAACAATCTATGATCAGCATCGGAATTGTGACAGGAATTATTCTTGGACGACTGATTGCTGATAATGTATTCTTCGTCAATGTCTCTACGTGGCGCAAGTACTGGAAGTTTAGTTACAAGGACCGAAGTAAGAAATCAATGAAGTTGCAGGCTGTTGCTAAAGTGTCCGACGAATTCGACCTGAGCGTCAAAGACGATGAAGCTGACGCAATCCTGATCGGCTCTTATTTTGTCAATTATGGTCAGGATTTCGGAGGCCTGGAAAGCCATAAGATAAGCTGAGGAGGTGGATTTGAAATGAGAGAGCACAGTATTTACATTTTCAGCATTGTTGTTTTGCTAGCAATCTTGATGGCAGCAATCATCAAGATTAACAGGCTTAACGAGCGAGTGGAGCAGCTCGAAGCTAGGAAGTTGATTACGATTCATAGGGCTGATAACGCAGGTGCAGAGATGCACGGCAGAATCACAGGAAAAGAAGTCATAGACGGACGCTACACAGTGACCGCTGGTGCTTATGGCAAGTTTTTGGTGACTAAGGAACAGTACGACAGTTTGGCTGTAGGGGATGAAATCCCTGATTACTTGAGAGGAGTGGGAAGATGAATAAAGAAGAAGTTATTAATAAAATTAATGAAATGACGGTTGAAACGTTTTTTTCAAAAACTCTCTTTGTACAACAAAAGAAAGTCATCGAACTTATCGAACAGCTAGACGAACCACAGAAAGTCAAAATCCCGCAGATGGTGGCTGATTGGATTAAGGTAGCGAAACCTATCTACTCTTTATCTGGTGCTATGGTTTATGGAAGTCCGGGAGTCAATAAGTGGCTAGAGAGCTGGGACAATCAAGAAACATTCGCTCGAGCGTGGCTTGATGGTTACGAGGTGAAGCAGGAGAAGCGGTATTTGGTTAAGATTAAAGGGATTGACCCTGATTTTGATATTTTGAAATATAATTTGGGGGCAAAAAATTGGTTCACAGGTAGCAGACATGAATATAGTTCTTTTAGATTACACCACACCCGTAAAGAGCTTGAAGATGCTGGGTTCGGATGGGTGTTTGACTGCGAGGGTGTGGAAGTCGAGGAGGTAGAAGAATGAAAAAAATAGGAATTATTTTAGGAACAGTATTTGTAATCGTTGTATCGCCATTTGTGGTTCAGTATGGTTGGAATGAAATTATCACAACAATTGTCCCAGTTGGCAAAATTACAGTCTGGCAAGCATTAGGGATGGATGCACTACTATCTTTCATCTGGCCTGTGTTATCCAGCAAAAAAGAATCTGAAGAGGATTATTCATATGCTGTAAAAAGCAGCATTTCAAAAATCATTACATGTGCATTTTTGATATGGTTAGCTAGTTTGTTTATTTAAGGAGCATTAGTAGACTGAAATATTTGAAGAAAAGAGGTAATTAAGATGACCAAAACTATTGAAATCCCAGATTGGTGCTCCATGTGGGGCAGCAAAGATGAGCGTTATGGCTCACTAGAAGAACTGAAAGAGTTGTTACTCTATAAGCGTATTGTGAAGTGGGACAAGGACCACCTAGAACTTGAGGACGGGACAAAGGTCACTATTGAAATGTCAGAAAGTGATTGCTGTGCCTCAGCAGGTGGAGAGTTCAAGAATGTCACACTAGACGCAGTCATTACTGATGTAAAAATCGGAGAACCCACAAAATTCGACAATGGCGACGGGACCACTTGTGAGAATACGGTCACTATTTACCACAATCAAAATCCAATAGCTTTGGCAGAATGTGAGGCTGATGATGGCAATGGTGGCTATTACTACAGTGTAGGGTCGCTAGTTATTGGTAAAATCCACTTTCCAGTAGTAGAGGCGTAGGAGGAAGTTATTATGACAGAAACTCAAGAGCCTTGCTTGGCAAAAATGGGTAAATATTGGGAAAGAGCCGATTTTATTGGAGTATTTCAATATTCTTATACTCATGGAGATAGCCCAATGGTTGGTGGTTATAAAGCTGGACAGGTTTCATATCCAGTTGCAGTTGTTCGTTTTGGTGGTAAATTGTATCAGTTAAAACTTGATGAAATTGACTTTTGTGAGGTAAAAAATGAGACCTAGAAAATATCCATATTCAGGAAGACCTAAGCTGATTAGACAGGCATTGCCAAGGTTCGTCCTGTTAGGCAATATCGCATTCAATAGCGATTTGGTGAAATACATTGATACAATGAGGCAAGGGGCACCAAATCAAACAATCATTTATTTTAAAATCCCTAAATTCCTTTCGCATGAGGAGAAGCATGCGCGGGTGCCTTTAGAAATCTCTGAGGTGGTCAAGATTTTAAACCGATGAAAAACAAAAAAGCCAAGGCACTCTCTGCCTCAGCTAAAATCACAATAAGATTATTATATCATAAAAGGAGACAGAGAGTGAGCAAGGCGAAAGCTATTTTAAAGGATTTAAGAAACCTTGATCTGTATATTGCGAGTTTGATTAGACGAAGAGACAAGGTCGAAGCCTCGCTCTTGTCTAGCCAGAAATTTTCTCCGGATAAGGTTTCAGGCGGGGTTAAACGTAAGCAAGATGATATCTATGTCGAGCTGTTGACGGCCAAGGAAGAAATAGAGCAGAAGACCGCTGAAGCTATCAGAAAACAAAGAGAGTTGCAGGGGCTGATTGACTCTCTGGATAATACGGACAGTCAGGCTATATTGAGCTTGGTTTATATTGACAAGATGACTAGATGGCAAGTGATGGACGAACTGAACTGCAGCGATAGAACCTACTATCGCTTACTTAGACAGGCTAAACGCGATTTAGACCGCTCTTGTCAGTAAATGGCAGTCTTTGGCAGTTTTTGGCACTGATTGTCAGTGCGTGGCAGTTTCAACGTGCTATTATAGTAGTATCAGAAAAGGGCAGAAAACTACTGCTCTTTTTTACTTATTGATCTAAAAAAAGATTGGTGAGAAGGTATGCGACCACAAAAACTAACAATCCAAAACGGAAGAAGAGCATTAAGTGATTATGGCTCTCGTTCAGACGAATACAGAGAATACAATCGTTTGAGATGGAAGTATGATCGAGAAGTCAAAGCGTTTTACAATTCAAAAGTTTGGAAAGAGACTAGTCGAATCGTTCTGCTTGAGAACGACTACATCTGTGAGTATTGTGGAGCAGAAGCAACGATGACAGATCATGTGATTCCAATCAAGAAAGATTGGAACAGAAGATTAGACAGAACAAACTTGAAAGCGAGTTGCAAGAGATGCAACGATGCAAGAGCGATTAGAGACCGAAATGGTCTGCTCTGACCTGTCAATCGGTTGTCAAGCCTCAAAAATGGTAGACGAACAAACATATTTATTACTCCTTTAATGTTCGGAAATTGCCCCCCTATTCTTTTGAACGGGGCTATATTGTTTCGGTTTTAAAGGACACGGCCTTTTCTGTACGAAAAATTCCCTTTTTGAAACTTTAAAAACAGCCATTTTAGTAAAGGAGGTGTTAATTTTGGGAAGAAAAATGAAGATTGTTGAAAATAACAAGAAGCACTTAACCAAGGAAGAAAAAATAGCTCGTAAAAGCATACAGGATAAGGCTTCTGATGGTTTGGATGCGTTGCAAATTACACCGCCAAAGCATTTTGATCCTATTGCAAAAGCGGAATATAAAAGAGTGATCAATGATTTGCGAAAGCTACCCCTAAGAAATCTAGATCGAGCTGTTTTAGAAACGTATTGTACCTGGTATGCAGTTTATAAGGAAATATCCCGTGGCCTGCAACAAAAAGGCTATGTTTATGTGAATGAAAAAGGGACGGTCCTGCCCAATAAGATGTTGTATAGTTTAGAACGTGCGACTACTAACTTAACACGCGCAGCGGCACAGCTTGGTCTGACGGTAGACAGTCGGATGAAATTGTATGTGCCACAAGTCGAAGAAAAGAAAACAAGCATTTTTGATAAGTTCGGAGGGTGACATGGAATATGAATCATTAGCTTTTACACCAGAACAAGCAAAAAATCTTAGCGAACACCTTTGTAGCGTAGGAACCACTATAGATGAAGTTGCTAAAAGCCTTTCTATGTGGGCTAAATTTGTATCAGAAGTAGGACAGAGTGGACACTTTAAGAATAAACCTATAAAAAAGCAAAAAAAAGGTATATTTTTCAAACCTAATACAAAAAAGATTTGGTTTGAAAATAATTTCAGGAGGTAAGATGAATAAGTACCAAGAATTATTTAATCTAATTGAGAAAAATAAGATGACAATCACGAAAAAGGCTTGCTATGATTCACAAAGTGGTTGGTCTGGAGCAAACATCATCATAAAAGATGATCAAGATTTTGAATTTGATTTGTCTGGTAATGGATACTGCTTTAATGATAATCAAGTTGATGAAGCGTTGTCGGCCATTAAAAGTTATCTTGAATATAAAAACTTAACTACATTCGAAGCATTTAAAAAATACATAGAGAATAAAGCTATTTCTAAATAGAAATGGCTTTTTCTATTTTAGGCCGTTGGTGTAGAGGAAACATAACAAGCTCCAACCTTGTAGTCGTGGGTTCGATTCCTGCACGGTCTGTGTTTTTGTCAGAAAGGAGGGATTGCAATAAAATATGACTATAAGCCGATTGCAAGTGAATATCGTGATGTAGCTTTTGATTATGCAAAAAGCGTGGTTGATGGCAAACGGATTGTTAGTCAGAAAGTTTTTAAAGCATGTTTACGTCACTTAAATGACTTGAAAAAGATTTCTCGAAAATCTTTTTCTTATGACTATATTCCAAAAAAGGCTCAGGATCCAATTGATTTTATCGAAATCCTTCCAGATGTCAAAACCGGAAAACCTTATCCGTTAGCTGAATTTCAAAAATTTATTCTGGCTAGCTTGTACGGTTGGCGCAGGAAGTCGGACAATTCCATTAGGCGCTTCAGGAAAGCGATGATCTCGCTGGCCCGCAAGAACGGTAAGACGATTCTTGTGGCTGGCATATTGCTTTATGAGTTTTTGTTTGGCCGCAATCCAGCGATGTCTAGACAGCTTTTTTGTACTGCAAATGATAAAACTCAAGCTAAAATCGCTTTTGAGATGGCTCGGAAACAATTGGACGCCTTGAGGGCTCAAGATGAGGATGTCAGGAAGGCCACAAAGCGGGTCAGAGAAGAGTTGAGAAACTTGGTGGACGAATCCTATATCCGTCCGTTAAGTCGCGATACAGGGGCTGTAGATGGTTTTGAACCGTATGTTGGTGTGCTGGACGAGTTCGCAGCATCTAAAACCAATGAAATGATTGAACTTTTGGAATCTGGTCAAGGCCAGTTGGACAATCCACTAATTCTGATTATTTCCACGGCAGGTCTTGACCTCAATGTCCCGATGCACACGATTGAATATCCATATATCGAGAAAATCTTGAATGAGGAAGTAGAAGATGATGGATACTTTGCTTTTATCGCAGAACAAGACAATGAAGAGGAGATTGCAGATGAAACCAACTGGATAAAGTCGAATCCCATCCTTGAGGTGCCAGCACTTTACGACAAAATCATGAATTACTTGCGAAAACGTAGAAAGGTATCTCTTGAGACCGGGACAGTGAATGAGGTCTTGGTTAAAAACTTTAATATGTGGCGGCAATCATCAGAAACATCCTACATGGATAAGCAGAGCTGGGCGCAGGCCAAGCTCGACGAAAAACCAGACACTCGAAAACGCAGGGTCTGGATTGGTGTCGATGTTGGGAAAGTCAGTGACTTATTCGCCATATCGCCTATGGTCCAGATGGACGACTACTGGTATGTGGATAGTTTTTCGTTTATCGCAACCAAATATGGCCTTGTGGCCAAGGAGAAGCGTGACGGTGTGAGCTATACAAACCTAGAGCGAATGGGTGAATGTGAGATTACCACCCTTGAGTCCGGAGTCATTGACGATGAACGGGTGTTAGAAAAGATTGAGGAGATGGTCTATCTGAATGAGTGGGAATTACAAGCGATTTGTTTTGATCCTTATCAATTTAGCTCATTAATTGCCATGATTGAAAAACGACATCCGGAATGGCCATTGATCGAGGTGAGGCAAAATACAATGGTCCTAAATATGCCAACTCGACAATTTAGAGACGATGTGCTGAAAGGTCTTATCAAGCATTCAGGGAATCAATTGCTTACAATGGCCGTTAACAATGCGCGTGTGAAAGTCGATAATAACGGTATGCGGATTGACAAGGATAAACAGAGTAATAAAATTGATCCGCTAGATGCGCTTTTAGATGCTTTTGCGGTCTGCTATCTGGAGCCGTTTGACGGCTCGGGGTATTGGACAAATGAAAAAATTATGGAGGCAGGTTCGCTATTTTGAGATTACTAAACCAAATACATACAATCCTATTGCTAGTTGGCTTAGGATTTTTAATTTACGGTCTTTTTCTGGTCGGAGAGATTGTAGGTTATATTTCTACTGGAATTATTTTATGCCTCTTGGGGGCATACATTGATAAAACAAAATAAGGAGAATCAAATGAACAAACGAATTAAAAAGAAAAAGAAATTGGAGCAGGAAGTGCAACAGCTGCGATCGGATATGCTTGCGTTGAGTCGTAAAAATCTTGACTTGCATGCAAAATTGACTGCATTTAATAGCGAGTTGAGTGTGCTGCGCCAGTCACAGGAACGCCACGAGGTGGTTTGCGGAAAAAATGTGGAAGCTACAAATGCGGAACTTGACAGGATCAAAGGTGATTTAGGGCAACTGAAAAAACCATTTTGGAAGCGGTGATATTGTAAATCCTCTTAAAATTTGATAAAATTAAGTAATTTTAGGAGGTGTCTAATATGACAAAAAAACCAGTTTATAAGCAACCGTTGTTCTGGACAACAATTGTATTTGGTATTATCATCTTGTTTTTAATGATTTTAGTGCATGTAATCGATTCAGAGAATGTTAACATTAATAATGCGCTTGCTAAATACAATTTACGATATGATTCGACAAATAAAGAAATTTATAACACAGGAAATAATCAAAAAACCACCCAACAATCTTCATCTCAAAACGAAGCGCCTTCAGCAAACACTTCTTCGAAAGCTAAAAACACTTTAAAATTTGGAGCTAGTGGTAATTTTAGCGATGGTTCAAAAGCAACTGTCAATAAAATTTACGATGCATCCGATGTAGAAATGCTTGATGTGAAATCTGGTTATAAACAGATAGCAATTGACGTCGTGCTAGAAAATACAACCGACAATCCTTTGATGGTTAATTTCCAGTCTTTTAATGTGTATGATTCAAAATCAGAGATAGGGGATTTTAATGCTAAAACATATCAGAACAACATACCCCAAACATTAGCAGCTGGAATGAAAGCAAGTGTTACTTTATACTATACGGTTAAAAATGATGGACCTTATACTGTATCTTATGGCGACGGTTTATGGAAAGAATAGAAGAAGCACCTAACGGTGCTTTTTTTATGCCCAAAAATAGAAAGGAGGTGAGAAAAGAAATGAGTTTCTTTCAACCATTAGGATCTTCTAAGGTGTCTTATGATGACTATATCACTTCGGTGATTGGCGGGAATTACTCCCCTGAATATGTCGGAGTTTCAGCACTGAAAAACAGTGACATTTTAACAGCTGTATCTATTATCGCTGGTGATGTGGCCCGCTTTCCTTTGCTAAAAAAAGACACTACAGGCAATATCGAGCAAGACGAAGAAATTAATTATCTTCTGAACGTGAAATCAACAGGAAACACATCTGCTCGAACCTGGAAGTTTGCTATGACAGTTAATGCAATTTTAACTGGCAATTCGTTTTCTCGAATCTTGAGAGATCCTAAGACTGGCAAAGCACTTCAGTTTCAGTTCTACAGGCCGTCAGAAACGACCGTAGAGGAGACAAACGACCATAGGTTGATTTATACCTTTACCGACCGTTTAACGGGCGCTACGGTCAAATGTGAGGCTCCTGATGTCATTCACTGGAAGTTCTTTAGTCACGATACGATTTTAGGAAGATCGCCACTGCTATCTTTGGGAGATGAAATTTCTCTACAAGATGGCGGTCTGAATACCTTGATTAAATTTTTCCGTGATGGTTTTTCCAGCGGAATTATCAAATTAAAGGGCGCGCAGCTGAACGGTGAAGCCCGCAAGAAAGCCCGGATGGACTTTGAGAAGATGCGGGAGGGTTCGACAGGCGGTAGTCCGTTAGTCTTTGACGATACTCAGGAGTACACACCGCTTGAAATTGATACGAATGTACTGCAGCTGATTACTTCCAACAACTTTTCGACAGCTCAGATCGCCAAAGCCTTGCGCGTGCCCAGCTATAAATTGGGCGTAAATAGCCCTAATCAGTCCGTAGCGCAGCTGATGGAGGATTATGTCACAAACGACCTGCCTTTTTATTTTGACGCGATTACAAGCGAGCTAGGTCTAAAGGTGCTGGATAATGACGAGCGGCGAAAGTATCGAATAGAATTTGATACTCGCAGTGTAACTGGACGAAATGTGGATGAGATTGTCAAACTGGTAAACAACCAGATTTTGACTCCTAACCAAGCATTGATTGAGCTTGGCAAGGAACGCTCTAGCGACCCGAATATGGATCGTTATCAGTCCAGCCTTAACTATGTCTTTCTGGACAAGAAAGAGGAATACCAGGCAATGAAAGGAGGTGAGACAAGAAATGCCGAAACGAATCAAGATGAAAGGCCCGCTGATTCCAAATAATAGTCAAGAAGCCTATGACTATTTCGGAATGGAAGCTGTCAGTGCTAAGTCGATCACGGATGCTTTTCCAGAAGACAATAGCGACATTGTGCTGGAAGTCAATTCAAACGGTGGTCTGGTGACTGTCGGAAGCGAGATTTACACAGCTTTGAAAAGTTATCCAGGGCACATCACGGTTGAAGTGACGGGGATGGCTGCCAGCGCAGCTAGTGTAGCCATCATGGGTGCTGATAAAGTTCTTATCAGTCCAACGGCGCAGATTATGATTCACAAAGCGCTATTTAACTGGGTGTCTGGCAATAGTGATGACTTGGACAAGGCTTCTAATGCTTTAAAAGCTAGCGACCAGGCTATCGTAAATGCCTACGTCGCTAAAACTGGTTTGAGTGAAGAAGAAATTCTGGACATGATGAAGAATGAAACCTTCATGTCAGCTAGCACCGCAGTAGAAAAAGGCTTTGCGGATGAAGTGATGACCTTTGATGATGTCGGAGCGGTAGCGAGTCTGGAAAATGGCTTGTTACCACAAGCAGTTATTGATGACTTTTACGCTAACCGTAGCAAGCGTAAGTCTGAAATCGAAAATATGCTACGAGAAATTGAAAAAGAAGAAATTCTACAGGGACTTTAGGTCCTATTTTTTATACTCAAAAAAGGAGAAAAATCTATGTTTGATGAAAAAATCAAAGAGTTACAGGCGACAATCGCAAATTTGAATGCTACGATCGCTTCCAAAACATCAGAAGTAAAAGCGGCTTTAAACGCCGACGACTTAGACAAAGCCCGTGCAATCAAAGCGGAAATTGAAAATGCAAAAGCAGACCTTGTTTCTGCAAAAGCAGACTTAAAACTGTTTGAAGATACGATGAACGCAGGCGGTGCAGAGAAAAAAGCTGGTCAAAAGGTAGAACCAGAAGAAATGTCTTACCGCGACAAAGTCAATGCTTTCTTACGTTCTAAGGGGGCTGTGGCTCACGAGGGTCTCCGTTTCGGGGAAACTCGCGACGAAGTTCTTATTCCGCTAAATGACATTGTTCCAAAAACAGATGGTGTATTGAAAACGAATACCAAACCAGTAACGAGTGAAGAATTGGTGACTACTCCACTTCGTGAAGTGAAGACTGTTGTCGATTTGAAACAATTTACAAATGTTCACAAAACAAAGAAAGGGTCTGGTAAATATCCAATCCTTAAGAAAGCGACTTCACGTATGCATAGCGTTGAAGAGTTGGAAAAAAATCCGGCACTTGCTAAGCCAGAATTCGAAAATGTAGCTTGGGAAGTTAAAACTTATCGTGGAGCAATCCCAATCTCTCAAGAATCAATTGATGACGCAGACGTTGATGTTCTTGCTTTAATCGCTGAACAAATCGGAGAAATTAAAGTAAATACTACTAACTATGCTATTGCAGAGGTTTTGAAAACTTTTGAAGCAAAAACTGTCACAAATCTTGACGAATTGAAAGCTATTATCAATGTAGCTCTTGACCCTGCTTATCAAGTATCCTTTGAAGCTAGCCAAAGCTTCTACAATCTTCTTGACACATTGAAAGACAAGAACGGACGCTACTTGCTGCAAGATTCAATTGTTTCGCCATCTGGTCGAGTTGCTTTAGGTAAAGTTATTAATGTCCTTTCTGACGAAACGCTCGGAGCTGCTACGGAATCAAAAGCATTCGTAGGAGATTCTAAGCGTGGTGTATTGTTTGTAGACCGTTTAGAAATCGGTCTGCGTTGGGCTGAAAATGACATTTACGGGCAGTATTTGCAAGCTGTAATGCGCTTTGATGTTAAAAAAGCAGACGCAAAAGCTGGTTACTTTGTAACTTATACGCCCTAAGAACGCCGCTGTTTCTGCGGCGAAACCAACAAATGCCAACACCAAACAAGAAATTATGGATTATCTAGATAGCAAAAATATCAGTTATAATCCATCAGCGACTAAAACGGAGCTTTTGGCTCTGATTGTTTGATAGGAGGTGCTCATGCCTGTTGAACAAGAATTGTTAAAAAGTGTGAAACTTTATTGCAAAATTGATTATGATTTTGAGGATGAAATCATTGAAGAAATGATTGAGTCAGCCCAGGATCAGATTTGTTTTGCGATAGACAGTAACGCTACACCAAAAGATTTTGCAAAATATGCAAAATTCCAGCTTGCTGTTAAAAAGCAAGTAAAAGAAGAGTACGAACACCGTGGGTTGTCGGCAGATAGTGAACGCTATCCCTTGGCAAACGGTGTTTTAAATATCATCCATCAACTGCGCACAAGGAGAGAGCTAGATGAGAACTCGAAAGATGAACACTAGAATTACCTTCTTTTCGGAGCAAGGAGGGCAAAATGAAGACGGAGAGGTTATTTCTCCAGTTCGCAAAGACCTCTATACTTGCTGGGCAGAGGTTGTTAGAACCTCTTTAAAAGACTTTCAGGAAGGGGCTAAGCAATCCGCTAACAAGCGGGCTAAAGGGATGATTGAGACAGAAGAAATCAAAACCTTTTACATTCGTCATCATCCGAAAGCTCCTTTTGATAGCTCGGCTCATGTTGAATATAACGGAAATGAATACGATATAGTCGCAATTGATGCAGATGAAAATAGCTTTGATTGCGACAAAATTATCGTTAAGAGACGAATATGACAAAAGGTCTTGATGAGATTTTAACTAACTTGACGAAATTGCAAGTAAAAGCTCCAAGAGCAGCCAAAGCAGCTGTGACTGAAGTGGCGAATGAATTTGAGAAGCAGTTGAAAGTCAACACACCAGAATATTTTATCGTGGAGGATGTCCACGCGAAAGATGATACAGTGGTCACTGGTTTTAAAGGCGCAAATGAAGGTCTTGTCTCTAAGGATATCGGTTATGGAAAAACAACTGGCTGGCGGATTCACTTTCCAGATACTGGAACAAGTCGTCAAAAAGCTCAGAACTTTAAAGAAAAAACCATTACTGGAATGACTCCGAGAGCAAAAGAGATTTACGCTCAGAAAGTAAAGGAAGGTTTGGGATTATGGTAGCTGAAACAAAAGCATATAAGTTATTAAGCCAAAATAAAGATTTTAATCAGCTTTTGGATAATATGCGAGGTAAAGAGTACGGCCTTGGTTTTAAACAAGGAATCTTTACTTACGATATCCCTGAAAAGCCTACAAATCTTTTGCGCAAGGAACTTGCTCCTTTTATGCGCATCTATCCAACCTACCAAGGGCCTTTCGAATATTCGGACGATAAGGTTTTGGTGATGGAGACCAGAATCACTATAAACTTTTGGTGTGAAACAGCAAGTCAATCAGAAAAGATTGCGAAAATGATGGATGAAATTTTAGAAACAGGCGGTTTTGAAAGATATACCGCTAGCGAACTCCCGAGATATAAGGATAACGATATTGACTTACTAATCAACGTAAGAAAATATCGTTTTTTTGATTGGGAAAACAACCGATAAGAAAAGAGGATACAAATGAAAGTAAAATTTGGATTGCGAGACTTTGAGCTCGGAGAAGTCACAGCAGAAAACAAAGTCCCTACCACAATCAAGCTACCTGGTATGAAGTCAGCAAAAATTGACATCACCAATGAATTGATCACCATTGCAGCGGATGATGGCCCATATGTGGTTCTGTCATCTGGTATCACCGGCACGCAATTGGAAATTTCCGTTTTGGATTTGGCCACAGAAGTGCGTAAGGTGATGTACGGGATCACAGTGAAAGATGGTATTGAGGTCTACAATAAAAACCTCACTCCAAAAGATGTGGCTTGTATGTTCCGGACCTCTACTGAAGATGGTAAAGCTATCTGGATCGGCTTACTTAAAGGTAAATTCTCACTTCCTGGAGTGGAAGCAGAAACTAAAGACGGCTCTCCTGATCCAAAAGCAGATACCGTCACAGGTAACTTTGTAGCTCGTGGTGATAGCGAAGATGGAAACGTCCTTGTCATTGGTCGTGAAGGCAACGCTGGGTTCCAACTTGAAAAATTCCGGGAGATGGTCTTCCCAAAGTAGTAAGCGGTGGCTCACCGGCTTCTTCTCCTAGAAGTCCTGGAGCTACCGTCAGCTCATAATAAGGCTTGGATTTTGAATCCAAGCTTTTCGTTTTTATAAAAAAAGGAGATGGAAATGTTTAAAATCACACTAAAGCAAGGTGGGGTGGATAAGGAATTCACCAAAGACTACATCAACGTTGAAGACAATCTGTTGGCAGTCGAGCACCAAGTACGCCAAACAGCACTGGTTCAAGATGTGAAAAAGGCGCAAGACCCGAAAGAACACCGCAAGTTGAACGAAAGCTACTTGAAGATGTTTGTGTCCATGTTCGGTGAGCAATTCACCGTGACAGACTTGAAACAGGCGGATATGAGCATTTTAGAGACGTTGAACTCTCTATATTTAGCTGCTCTTGGGGTCAAGGAAGATTCCGAAGAAACCGAGGAAGATTCCGAAAAAAAGGAACAATAAGCCCGGAAGAAGCCCGAGATAATTTACTGATATGGTTTCAGCAATTGATATCTGACGGATATTCTATCCTGGATATCAAAAGAATGAAGATGTCTGACTTTGAACTTATGGTGAAAGCTATGGAAGTGAAGAAGGAAGAGATCGAAAAAGAAACTACTTTAGATAAAGCATTTCCATTCCTATTTGGCTAGAAAGGAGGATGGATGTCTAGTAACTTAGGTAATCTAGTGGCTACGGCTACTCTCGATATTGCCCCTTTTATGGCAAATACAAGGACTATGAATATGGCCTTACGAGGTCTAGATAAGTCCTTGAACGCGATGGAAAAGAGCTTCAAAAATGCTGGAAAAGGGTCGCAAGGATTGAGCGGTATGAAAGCCGTATTATCCGAGACTGGCAAAAGTTTAGAAGCTTATCGGCTTAACTTGGCAAAGCAAACCGAGCATTACAACAATCTAAAAAATGAAATCGGTGATGTTTCTACCGCCACGGCCGCCCAAAAGACAGCTCTGTTAGGTGCAAAATCAGCCATGAGCGATACAGTCGCAAAAGTGGCAGAGCTGCAGGCTAAATATGTGACTTTAGCAAACGAAATCAATATCCAATCAAGCACTTGGACAAAAGTTGGAACAGCCCTGTATGACATGGGGTCTAAGTTTCAATCAGCAGGCCAGAAACTCAGCGGTGTAGGCTCTGCCCTAACAAAAGGTGTTACCGCTCCTCTTGTGGCTGGTGCGGGTATTGCGATCAAGGCTGCTATCGACTATGAATCTGCTTTCGCCGGAGTTAAAAAGACCGTTGATGAAACGGCCACAGTGTCATATGCGAAACTATCCAATGGCATTCGCCAGATGGCTAAGGCATTGCCAGCAAGTGCAGTAGAAATCGCTAACGTGGCGGAAGTAGCCGGTCAGCTGGGAATTAAGACGGAAGATATCTTGAAGTTCTCTCGTACCATGATTGACATGGGCGAGTCAACCAACTTGAGCGCTGAGGAGGCGGCAACTGCTATCGCTAAAGTCGCTAACATCATGGGCTTGAGCTCAGATGACTACTCACGCTTCGGAGCTTCCGTGGTTGACCTCGGGAATAATTTCGCCACAACTGAAAAAGATATCGTAGAGATGACCAATCGTTTAGCGGCGGGTGGTCGTTTGGCTGGTCTAACAGCTCCAGATATCCTCGGCCTTGCGACGGCCATGAGCTCGGTTGGTATCGAAGCTGAAGCAGGCGGTACTGCCATGACTCAAACGTTGACAGCTATTGGTAACGCAGTGTCTCTGACAGGTAAAGGGGCAGCAGAGAAGCTCGAGTTGATTGCTAGTACAGCTGGCATGACTGCCGAGCAATTCCAACAAGCTTGGAAAGAAAAACCCGTCCAAGCATTGCAAGCCTTTATCAAGGGTTTGGAAAATGCTCATAAGTCCGGAGAGAATGTCAATGGGATCCTCGACGATCTGGATATGAAGGGTATCCGACAAAGCAACATGCTGAAATCTCTTGCTCTGGCTTCGGACAAGATGTCATCAGCGG